GTTAATGCGTGTATCAACCGCATGCGTAAGCCTGGTACTCTGCGTTTGGGCGCGGCTGGACATCCAAGAGACGGACAATGGGTCACGCTAATTGGCATTGACCCTGCTATGGCAGGAAAGACCGCTCTGGTCTGCTACGCGATTGACCGCAACTCAGGAAGACGCCTAGTTTTAGATGCTTACAATATGTCAGACCCTACTCCAGGTAAGATTCGTGCAATTATCGATGACTGGATTAATACTTACAAGCCGATAGAACTACGTATAGAGATTAACGCTCACCAGAAGATGTACGAGGTGGACGAAGAGTTTCGACAGAACCTAGCGAATAAGGGTGTGCGGTTCTCTAGCCACTTTACTGGCAAGAACAAGTGGGATACCGACTTCGGTGTGGCTGCTATGCAGGGTTTGTTTGGTACTATGACAAACAATAAGCACAATAGAGATAATCTAATAGAACTACCAGACCCTCAGTACCATGAGGGTATCAAGGCTCTTATTAATCAGTTGATTACCTGGAAGCCTGGCACCCGTAACCCGACAGATGTTGTAATGGCACTGTGGTTTTGCGAAATCAAGGCTAAAGAAATGCTTAGAACTTCAGCACAATCAACTTACCACACTTCTAGTAGGTTCGTAACACAACTACAAGCATCTAGACAATCCGTTGTTAATCTTGACGATTTAGCAATGGAACAGTCTACGGTTTATATTTAAGGATATTCATGGCACTATCTATGGAACAAATCGCGACTAAGGTGGACAACCTTCGCCAGCGTCACAATGTACGGGACCAACGTATGGCAGATATCACTGCTGTACGCCGTGGTGATATGGCATCTATCGCGCCAGAGATGTTCCCTGAGGGTATGTCTAAGCCAATGATTGCTAACTTCGTTGATGTTGTTGCCCGAGACCTGGCTGAAGTACTAGCCCCACTACCTTCGTTTAACTGTCAGACGCCAGATGTTACATCTGAGCGTGCGAAGAAGAATGCAGACCTGCGTTCTATGATTGTCAACAATTATGTTGAATTTTCTGGGTTACAAACCCAGATGTACACAGGAGCCGACTGGTATAATACCTATGCCTTCCTGCCCTTTGTAGTAGAGCCAGATTTTGAGGCTCGTATGCCACGCATCCGTGTAGAAAACCCACTGGGTGCTTACCCAGAATATGACCGCTACGGGCGATGTGTCTCATACACCAAGCGTTACCTGAAGACCGTTGGAGAACTCGTAGTTGAGTTCCCTGAATACGAACGACAGATTCTAGGCTCAGACACCAGAGGTGACTACAGCCTAAATACTCTGATTGACTTAGTTCGTTACGAAGATAAAGAACAAGTAGTGCTATACCTTCCCCAAAGAGGTAACATTCCTCTACGTAAAGCAAAGAACATACTAGGTAAACTAAGTGTTCGTATCGCTAAGCGTCCAGGGATTGATGCCGATGACCCACGTGGTCAATTCGATGACGTTATTTGGGCACAGATTGCCCGTGCTCGCTTTAGTTTACTTGCTATGGATGCTGCTGAGAAATCAGTTAATGCCCCCATGGTTGTCCCACAGGACATGCAAGAGTTCGCATTCGGTCCTGATGCAGTCATGCGTACCTCTAACCCTCAGGGTGTTAGGCGTATAGGTCTGGAGATACCCCCAGGGGTATTCCAAGAACAACAGATTCTTGAACAAGAGATGCGCATGGGTGCTCGTTACCCAGAAGGACGCTCAGGTACTGTAAATGCTTCTGTTATTACTGGCTCTGGAGTTCAAGCGCTTCTTGGTGGCTTTGATTCACAGATAAAGGCTGGTCAGCAAATCTTTGCTGAGACTCTGCAAGATGTAATGGCTCTAGCCCTAGAGATGGATGAGAAGTTATTCTCTGGCGAGAAGTCAACTCAGATGAGTTACAACGGTGCGCCATACGTTCTTAAGTATGACCCTGCTAAGGACATTAAAGAAGACTACAGCGTACAAGTACGATACGGTCTTATGTCTGGACTTGACCCATCACGTGCCCTTATCTTTAGCCTACAGGCTCTACAAGCAAAACTTATCTCACAAGAGTTTGTAATGCAAGAGATGCCATGGAACGTAAATGTATCCAAGGAAGTAGAGCGCATTGACATTGAGAACATGCGTAACTCCTTACTTGGCGCCTTAAGCGCTACATCTACCGCAATCCCACAGATGGTATCTCAGGGTCAAGACCCTTCAGATATCGTGATGAAGATTGCTCAGGTTATTGATTTCCGTCGTAACGGTAAGAGCGTTGAAGAATCCGTAATGGAAGTTTTTAAGAAGCCAGAACCAACAGAGAAAGAACAGGCACCACCACAGATGGGTCCAGAAGAAATGATGGCATCCCTGGGCGGCGCACCACAAGCAGCCCCAGGAGCGGGTGCCCCAGTCGAAGCACAAGGACCCGCAACTATGGGTGGTGCTCCTGTAGAGGCAGCCCCTGGGGCGTCTACACCCCCTCCAAATATTCAGGATATACTAGCCCAACTCGGTGGCTGATGACTACCATTATCGCTGTACAATACGACAATGGTTTCGTATTTGCAGCAGATAGTCAGATTACCGAGAACGAAAGACCGTACATCCACAGTGATGTTAAGAAGATTACTGAAGATGGGGATTATGTAATTGCTGGTGCAGGGAATGCAAGGCTTTGTGATGTCGTCCAATATGGATGGAAATTACCTACATACGATGGAACTGAAGAATATCGGTTCATGGTTAGTAAGGTTATCCCAGAAATAAAGAAGGCACATGACTCTACTGGTACTACTTTAGAAAAAGAAGATGGGTTTACATTCCTCATCGGGTTAAATAATAAGATTTATTACATTACTGGAGACTACTCTGTACTTCGTACAGACACTGGAGTCTACTCAATGGGTACTGGTGGGGAACTTGCACTAGGTTCATACCATGCTGGTGCCACGATTAGACAAGCGATGCGAACCGCGATTAAGTTCGATGTTAATAGCGGTGGTAAAATACAGATTGTGAAGCGAGGAAAGCAAAATGCCTAAAGGTGGATACCGTAAGCCAGGAAACCCTGCGCCAGTATCAGGTCCTGGTTCTCTCTCGCGTCGTACAGATGGTGGACCAATCCAAGCAGGGAAAGAAATCCCTGGTGGTGGTAAGTATGGAGAGCGTAAAGAATTGGCAGAACTACAATCAGGCGCACAACTGCAGGGTAATCCCATCCCATCTTTAGGTGGGGGAAACATTCAGCCACGACCTCGCCAACCAATAACTAGTCTTTTCTCACCAACTGAAAATCCAAACGAACCAATCACTGCTGGAGCGTCTATGGGTCTAGGTCGTACACCAGATGCTCCAAGCAAGTACACAATGATTCAGAAGTATATGCCACAGTTAGAGTCATTGGCTGCTAAGGAAGATTCACCAGAATCCTTCAAGATATTCTTAGGTCTGGTTAAGTCTTCAATAACTGAAGGTGCATAATGTCTTTAGATAAAAACATTGCTGCCTTCGCAAACTTTTTTAATTTCAAGGCACCAGAGATTGCCTTCGCATTCTCTGTCATTGACTGGGAAACTCCAGAAGAACGTAATAAGTTTATTTCCGAAATGATAGTACTTAATGATGGTTACAGGATTGGGGACTAGTGGCGATTAAACGCGGCACGAATGTCGGTACCCAAGGTGCTGACCTAGATAACTTTATAACCAATCTTGCTGCAGCAGTAGAGGCTAACCAGATTGCTTCTGACGCTGATGCATATGCCACCCTACGTAGTCCATATGCAAAGAAAATTTCTGGGATTCAAGGTGCAATAACTACTGGATTATCTGGTACTGGAGAAGAAGGTGCAGACCTTAGCACACCACTAGGAAAACTTCAGTTCCAGACTGCTGCTATTTCACCAACGGATGAAATAATTCGTGGTCTTGAAAAGGCTGCATGGGGATATCGACAACAGGTTGCACCACGATTAATCGCAGTACAAGATGTTGCTTCACCAATATATCGCGGAGCCAACCCAGGAATTTTAAGTAATGTAATTCGCGACATCGCCAGTTTTTCCCCATTCATTTCTAATACTCCTTTATATAACAAGGCTATCCAGGACGCACGAACTCCGTTGTATCCAAATCCAGAAGACCCAAACAATGAAGATTACTTTGTCCCTAGGATTAAATCACCTGGTCGTTCTTTGGTACTCAGTATAGCGCATCTAACACCTGGACAACAGGGAGCGGAAAAACTTGACTGGACAAATGGCAAGGAAGTAGACGACTACTTTCGTCAAGGTCTACCACGGTTCATCTCTGGTGGTGCAGACTTTTTCTTTAACTGGCTTGACCCTGCAATTGGCGGAATCGGTGCAGCATCGAAAGGTAAAAAAATACTTTCTACCCGTCCAGTTACCAGCAAGAACGTCGGGAGGATGCACGCAGAACTTGAAGCAGCAAGAAACCCTAACCTCCTGAACTCATGGAAACCACTCCTTGATAAGATAGAAGAAGTCTCAAATCCAGAGACGTTCAACCCTAGCGTACTAAGAAACTTTGCCGTCGTAGGAGATAATACCAAAGTTCTTGTTGATGCTCAAATTCTTGGTGGACGTGACCTTGTCATTGATACGTTAAAGGTTTCTATTGACAATGGGGCAGGTGACTCTATTGAAAAACTTGCAACCAACAGTCGGACTATCGCCGCAGAGATTAAGCACCTTGTACAACAAGAAGAAAAGATTAATGGATACCTTCTAAGCCTACTTGACCCGAATGTTGTTACACCGCCACTGTTTAGCACTAGGGGGTTGAGAGAATACTGGCTTGACGCTCCCGCTATGGGTGATGACCTTGCTGAGGGTTACAAGCGACTTGCGTCCTACCTACAAGATGATGTCTCTAAGGCTCTTAGTGAAGAAATACGCTCAAAGAGCGCTCTTGCTGATGTCTATCTAGAGATGACTGGGGTCGCAGGTACATCTCTAAATCAAACCGTACCTATTACGGCTCTTCGTAAATTTGCGGAGAGGAGGGCAGTAACAGCACAGTCTGCTGATGATGCTTACTGGGGTATCGAGTCTACCTATGAGACTGGTTCACGAGTCGGCTACTGGGTAAACCCGAGTGGTCGCTTACGTGAAGCGCCACGTGGTATGGCAGAGTTCTCTGGTACTGCTGCTTCACGTTCTCACCGCGAGATTGCTGCACGTGTCCGTGATATAGCAAGAGTCACTGGTATGTCAGCGATTGAACAGCGTGGACTATATAATAACTATGAAATGCTTGGAACCAGGTCAGAAATGTTTGGGTATGCAGACGAGTTGCTAGTTCGTTCACAAATAGACATAACCGCAAAGCATGTACCTTCGGCTGCAACATTAACTCCAGCACAAAAGCAGTCATTCCAAAGAGTGTACCAATCATTAAATCTTCAAACCACAAAAGCCCGTGGTCAAGTTATCCAAAATGCTAGAGATAAAAACTACACCATAACGGTTGGTCAAGACCGTATAAAGGTTCCACAACTTGAAGAACTAGTAAACAAAATGGCTAATGACTACGC